AATCCTGCACCTTGTGAAGTGGCCTTGTCAAATGGACGATAGAGGTCGTACTGAGCACAGCCGATTGGCACAGAGTATGCACCAACTGTTACTGTGTCTGTTGCGCCTGAGCTATATGATGGTGTTGCGCCATTTAGTGGATCCCAGGTTGATGGCATTGTATCGCCCCAAGTTACGCTTGAACCTGTTCCGTTTGCAGGAACCATTCTTGCATCACCATTTGAATCTGCAACTACCGAAAGGATTGTTCCTTTTGGAATTACAATTTCAAAACGGTTATCTTCTGAATCCAAATACCATGTTGGCAATCCAACTGATGGAAGTATGTAGGCAGCTGGTGCAATACCAGGTGAAACTACAAAACGACCAGCACCTGTTTTGGTGCCAACTTTACGAAATTTAGCTAAAGACATTTAATTTCTCCTTAAAGTTGTATATTAAAGTTTACGACGACCCATGAAGGCATCTACGAAAAGTTGTTCAACGGTAGTTACTTTTGTCTCTTCAACTTCCTCTTCTTGCTTGTCTGAGAATATTACATTCTCTTCATTTTCGACAGCAATCTCTGGATTGATCTCTGGCATATTAACATGCTTTGTCTTTGCGACAGGCATGGTTGCCAAATCTCTTAAAGAATCAGCCAATGAAGATGCTGTTCTTTTTGAGTGATCAGCAATAAGTTCTTCTCTAGCTTCATATGACTCTAGTCCGTTTGCAATTTTTGCGTCTACAACTCTTTCAACAAGAGTTCTATGCAATGCATTCTTGAGCTTCTGGTTTTCTTCTTCGAGAGACTGAAGCTTACTTGCTGCGTCATTAACATCTTGCTCAGAGGCCTGCTCATCGGCTTTTGTTGTGCCAGTGAGGTCTGTTGCTGACTCTTCAGTCTTCTCAATTTCTTCAGGAGCTGCAGTCTCTGATGAATCAACAGCACTAGTCTGTTCTTCTTCTGATTCTGTAACTACTTCAGATTCTTTGTTGATATTCCAAGATTCTTTTGCTGGCTCCATGCCTTCTTCTTTCAAAGAAGCTCTAAGTTGCCATGCCCACTTCTTGTGCATATCATCGCGTTCTGCAAGGAAGTTTGCAATTCCTTGTTCATTTGCTGCATTAGCCTCTGCAAATGCAACCATTACTGATGCGTTGAGACTATTATTCTTCTCTAGGAGAGTTGAAGCTAATCCCATTGCCTCAGTCAAATCTGAATCATCCTTAAATGATGCATTCATGACTGATTCTGTCAAAGTTGCTGGGAAAGCCTGAAGCTTTCTCATGTTTTCAGCGATGCCATCAAGTGATCCAAGTGCATCTTCATAGATACCAGCAAACAACTCATGATACTGAGCGAAATCATCGCCCTCTACATTCCAGTGTGCTCTTTGAGCTGCGTAGTAAAATACTACTGTATCATTCAAAACTTTTTGAAGTGCCCCTACAACACCGGATGGAGCTGCCTCTTCCAAGGAGGCTTCTTCAGTTGCTACACTTGTATCAACTACATCTGATGCTTCATCTGTGGTTGTTGCTGCAGCTGCATCTGAAAGGTCTTGGCTAAGCTCTTCAACAGTAGCCAAAATGTCCTCATTCTTGACTTCGTCGTTCATGTTTAATTTCTCCTCAAGAATATCTTCTTCACGATTCTCATTAGATAGTAATGAATCGTTAGTGTAATTGTAATTTTCGCTTTCCTGGACTGCATATGCCGTCAAGAAAGCCCCCTTCAGATGCAAGTAAAGTGGTTTTGATTCTTTAGATTTAAGATCTTTTAATATAGATTTATATCAGTGGAATTTTCTACCTTAACATCACCTTTATTGGCTTTTCTTACGCCAGACTTAGAATCTGCCGGTTGATTAACAAAAGAATATTCTTTAAAAGAAATATCCTGCATATCTACAAACGCTAGTTTGCCTTTGTAAACTTGACCCCTCTTAAACTTTGCAAGTCTTGGCTTACCATCAGAAGACTCTGCTGCAAGATCCTCACCGGTAATTGAGCATATTGCTTTTCCTGCTCTACCGCCAACTGAACCAGTTAAATATCTCTTATCAAGCACTTTTTGTACTGCAACAGGATCTGTGATTGCAACCTGCAAACGCACGAATGCTGAGCCATCTTCTTCTTTGTCCATTTTAGCGGCCATTACTCTGCCAATAGGCTCTGAATTTAAATCGTGATTAAGAATAATTGGCTTGGGATATGGCTCAACCCATGACTGAAGAGCGGATTCCAATGCTTCAGCTGAATAGTTATTGTAGTTAGCGGTTAGTCCGTTCGTGGATTGCAGCTACTTTATATCTCCATTTTTAAGAACTATACGTATAGTAAATTTGTTTTTATAACATTAAACAATTTTATATAATTATATCAGACTTTTACTAGGTTTTCTAAAAATTCAGAACTTCTATTATCACCAAGTTTTTTATATTCTGCTAGATGAACTGGCGACATAATATGCGGAGCATATATGTAAGAAGCACTGTATAAGGAAAAACCATTGTTGGTTGCATTTGCTGACCACCCAAGATCCTCACCCTGTTGATGAAATATATAATCAACATTGCTATAAACATCTTTAGACATCATCTTTGCTGCCATAATTATATCTGATTTAAAGAATGATCCAATTGGGTATGAACGTTCTCTATAGGCAAGTTCTCCAACTTTATTTTTCCAAGTCATTACACTAGGAAATTCTTTGCCAATAGGGGTCATATACATTAGGGGAGAAACAGCATCTGCTCCAGCTTTAATGTGGGCTATTAACAACTCTAATGTATTAGGATTTTCCAATAAAATATCTGAGTCCAAACTTAGATAATAATCTGGTTGATATTCTCTAACTGTTTTAAGAATAGAATTTCTCAAAGAAATCATATTATGATACTTGGAGAGAGTCCACTGTCTTCCATTGTTTTGATGCTCGTAATGATTAATGTCTGATCTTTCATTAACTACAAACAAGGGAATTCTAGGATCTAATTTCTTCCATGCGTATAAAGATTGAACTGTTGCAGTATCGCCTGGTGCAGTTTCAAAAACAAAACCAATATTAGAAATATCTAAAGATTGATTAACGATACATCTAATCCATTGTGACAAAATCCAATCTCTTTTATAGATTGGACACCCTATAATAAGTTTCATTTTTCTTCAGCTGTTTTAACTTCTTTTTTAGGTGCTACTTTTGTAGTTTCTTTTTTTTCAACTTCATCTTTTTTAGATGAATCTTCTACTGCTTTTGTCTCATTATCAACAATGGCTTTTGGCGCTTCTTCTACCTGCTCTACTTCTTCTTCTGAATCACCCATTAAGACTTCAAAGCCCTCCATAAAGGCATCGACTATCTCAACAAGAACTTGCATTGCAAGTCTTATCTGATTGTTTGCCACAGCTTTTCTAAAGCCTTCAATTGCATCTTCTTCAAGAAGAAACTGTTTTGAAATTTCAGAATTAATCATTAAGCTCATTTGTATTTTCGTCCTTAATTAAACTTTCAATTGAATCTTGATCTTCATTTGTATACACTACATTATAGTCTTTTTCTAGAGCATTTTCAATTGCAGTTAACCAAGACATGTCAGATCTTCTAATATTTGGAGAAGTGTTTCTTCCGTTTTGATTTGCTGGTCTTACCGAGTTACCAGTTCCTCTTCTGTTTGAGGGCAAATTTCTTTGACCCTTTGGAGCAGATGCTTGCTTATCGCCATTCTTCTTTACGTCTACAGCTCCAGCTGGTTGATTTTCTGCAGCTATTTTAGCTTGAGCTTGAGCTATATCAACCTGCACTCTTCCTTGAACTGATGGGAATAAGTTTTCTTCATCGACATCAGGATCTAGGCCAAGTTCTATTCTTGCTTCATCCAAGCTAATTAATGAATTAGCGTACTTCTGCATAATGTGTGTTTCTTTTTTAACTTGAGTATCCACATCAATTTCTTTAAATTTGAAGAAACATCTATCTGAAACATTTTCTTGTGCCGGATTGACTATTGGGTCAAATCCACCTTCAAATAATAATTCATTAAAAATATGAAGCCTAATCATTTCAGAGAACTGTTTCTGATACTGTTTGACCTTGTCATACAAGGCAACGTCGAGTCTATCTGTTACAGATCTATTTCCCCCATTCATCATCATTCCAAGATGATGCGGAGAAACGCCCAAGCCAACAGCAACTCTTTCCTTGAAATGCTCAAGATATGCTGATGCATCAAGTGCTTCCTTGCCGGAACCAACAATCTCTATATCGTGCCTATGGGGAAGAATTAGACCACCTTCTGACCTTAAGTTTTCTATTTCATTAGCCGCTCTATCAATTTCATCTGGTTCTGCTGGCTGCTCTGGAGTTCCAATTCTATACTTGTATAATGGAAATAATTCTCTATGAACAAGATTTTGAATATCTTCTTCTATCTGCCTAAGTGCTATGACATCATCTAAGACAGAAGCTAAAAATGGAGTACCAAATGCCCTACCAGTTTTTCTATCAAGAGTAATATGTATAACTCTATCTGCTGACCAAACTGGATTCTTATTCACAGGGGAGTAGGTCAATGGATCAGTCATCTGCTGATATAATTTTGGCCTATTGTGCTTATCCCTCATTATTCTTACTTGTTCAGTAGGAATAAGATAATATCCAACAATTGGTTCTACTGCTGATACCGGATTTAATTTTGTAGGAAAATATTCAGAAATGTCTGCACGTGCTTTTACAATAAAAACATTTCCATATTTAAATAGTTGATCCGAAACCTCTAACAAGAAATCTGAGAATGGCCTCTTCATTGCCATCTCCATAAAGTCTATCCTTTGATAAAGATAAGAAACTGCTTCTGGATTTTCTCCAACAATCTGCCAGCCTTCTTTCCAGAACAATTCTTTATACTTATTAAGAGCTTGCTTGATGTAAGAGTCGGTATCAACTGCTTGCATGATTCTTTCAAAATCATACGGAGATGGCTCAAATACTGTTCTGGTATTATACCAGTATACAGAACCCTTATAGCCAAGTGCTAGGGCAGCGACTTTCATCGCTTTTGAAATAGTTTTTACATCTTCTGGTTCTATGGTTTTTGCCACAAAATCAGAATCAGAAAAACCCTCTACTTGACGAAAGGGTATATAATCTTTTAAAGCCATTATTATCTCCTACAAAAACTAATTAAAATAGTACTAATTTTAATAGTTTTTATAACTTAGTTTTGTGCGATGCCGGCTTTGTCAAAGGTATTCTTAATAATAAGACCCTTAACTGATTCAAGCCAAAAAATCGTTTCTGCCTCAGAGAAGTCTGAACGATATGAAAGATTCTTATCACTAACCTTAATCTCAACTACAAATTCTGTTTTTGCTGTATTATCTTCACTCATCTTAGTATCCTTTTTGTTTTTCAATTATTGCTGTTAATTGTTTTATTGTAGCTTCTTTAACTATTAACTCGGTCATAACTTGACTAAGTTTTTCTTGAAAAGTTGCTATGATTAAATTAATGTCTAAATTAGAATCAATATTTTGATTTTGCATATTATCCATTTCAGTTGACTCTTTTGTTTCTTTCTGAAGCATTCTAGACACGATTTTATTTTATCATCAATATGTTTTGATTACAAGACGTGATTCATATTTATTCTAGAGCAGAGAGTCTTGCTTCAAGAGATTCTATTTTTTCATTTAATTTTTGAACTGTTAAAATTAGCGCTGGAACCAGTCCTTCATAATTAACAGATCTTAGTTGATCTTTATCTTTTCCGTCTGGATCTTTTAATTTGTGACTAGTTTCAAGTTTTGGAAAAAGTTCTTTAAACTCATCAGCTATAACACCTATTTCTCTTTCCTGAGACATTGATTCTTCGTCTCTCGTATATGGATTGAGCATGTTGAATTCCCAGATTTTTACTTGATTCAAAATTTTATCAACCCAATTACTTTGCGGTTCATCAATATTTCTTTTTATTCTTCTATCTGAATATCCTCCATAAGTCAGATAGTTATAGTATGCGTTATCTACCATATACAGTAATTCACTACCATCCCAGTCAAAAGCTATGGTGTGACCAAAAGGTCCTGGTCGTGCGCTATAACCATCGTAAACAATTCCATATTTTGTTACATGAGTACCAGAGCCAAGTAAGCCCACCCCAATTGCATCATAAGCAACGTATCCATAGATTTGATCACCGCCAATTTCGCCAATGGAAACCATTCCAGATTTATTTGACCCAATTACGTTAAGCCAACCAAAATACGAAACGCCTTGACCAAAAGTAGTTTGAAGTGTACCGTCTGTATATATCTCAAGTCCTCCAACTTTACCAGAAGTAAATTGAGTAAACCCATTTGATTGAACAGTAAAAACATTATTTATATTAAGCGTTCCACCTGTTATGCTAATGTTATTAGCGGTCACGGCTCCTTGGGGGGTAACCCTAAATGGTGCACTAGCAAATGTAGTATTACCAAGATACAGTCCATTTGTATCAGCTTTCAGTATTGATGATCCAGATCCAATAGATACGTTTCCAGTAAATGTTCCACCAGCTGCAGAAAGGTTTCCACTAAATGTTCCATTAGCTGCAAGAAGATTTCCAGTAAATGTAAGTGTATCAACTCCATCATAAGAAAGATATTTTGTAGATGTTCCTAACTTAAATTCTGCATTGGCTATTACGTTTCCATTTATATCAGATTTCCATCTGTTGTCGGCGTTTATAAATACAGAACCAGCTTTAAGCCCGCCTCTAATTACAGTTGAATCAAACTCTGCGAATCCATCTCCTCTTATTAACCAGCCAGCTGTATTTGCTTGATAATTAGAAGATCTAATTACAGCGGTGTTTGCTGGAGCACTGTAAGATGTTGCTGATCCAGCTTGAGTTAAAATTATTTCATGTGCGCCAATTGTTCCAGCTGTAATTTTTGCTGCAGTGATGCTAGCTATATATTGATTTGATATAAGAGGATTTTCTTGATCACTTTGAACTATTGGAGACCAATCACTTGGATTTCCAGTAGAGTCTATAGTTCTTATTCTTCCATAATATCTTCTAGTTGTAGAATCAGTACTATTTTCTACTGCAACTGTAAAAACATTTGCTCCGGAAGTTCCAGAAGAATATATTGTTGCATTTGTTACTGGGACAATATTTGGATAGGATCCGGAAACTTGATCTGCTTCATAAAGTTCATATCCATAAGATCTTGCGTCTTTGTCTGACACGTTATCAAAAACAAACATCACCTTTTCAAACGATGAATATAACGCAAGATTTAATGGATAGTCTGGGATAGTTTGATCTGCTGGAACAGAAAATATAATTGCCTGAGAAGGGGCGGAGTTTACATTTAGATCCGAGTCTTTTACTCTAGCTGTTAATATATAGTTTTTTCCGTGGTTTTAAGTTTTCTATTTTTCTTCTTACTTTAGCCATTAGACCGTTCCTCCAGATACTATTCTTCCGAATAGGTATGGACTTATTTCTTCTTTACCTATTGTAGCGTATGGGTTAAACGCATAAGAATAGTGATCAACTTCTATCTTTCCATCTTTTGATAATGGATTTTTTTCATAATCTGCTTTTATCTCAAAAATATAATCTTTATAATATAGATTAGTTTTAGAAAATACTAATACATTTTGTTTTTTAGTTTCACTAAACAAATCTACTTCTTGCCAATCAACTTCAACAATATCTTCTGGTGTTGCGTCTGAAGACAATGAAATTATTCTTAATTTAAATTTTCCTAAATCAGGCCCAGTATTACAAAATAACTCAAAGAGTGGACCAGTAAATGTTCCGATTAATTTTGCTCCAGGATTTTTAGTAACTCCGTTTTTCCCAATCTGATTCAATATTTAAATAAGAAAAATTATAGAATGCAGATGTATTTGAACTTACATCAAAAGATGTTTCATCTACACTTGAAGAAGATGTTATGAATTCTGCTTGCTCGTCCGTACAGGAGATATAGTCTTCATAAACACCATTATTTACTTTTTTAATTTTTTTAATATTATCAGTTTTATAATAAAGGCTATATTGATTTTCTATTTCTACATCTTTTTCATGGTTAATTGCAGTTTGAAAATATATTCTATTTCCAATAATATGCGATTTAACTGGTATGAAATTATAGTCATCACTTGCTTTTGATTCGTAAACAACTAAATAAGAATTTAATTTAGTTTCTTCTACTAAAGAAGAATTAATAAACTTATCTATTGATACATCTGTTATATCTACAAATAACCAATTATCTTTTAGTATATCTTGTTTTAGTTTTGGTATATTTATTTTTCTTCTTAAAATAGGATATACATAATTGGTATCCTGCAAAGATATGGACGGATTGGCCGTCGCGGGCAAATATCTGAACCAAGTCATAGTTAAATTTGAATAACCTCAATCACATAATCATGGTCTTCATTGTACGCGTTATCGTCAATCTCAATATCAATTATAGCATCTGCCGTTGGCACTCCGCCATCTAATATGTCCGTAATATATTCTACGATACCAACTGATATTGGCTGAGGAGGAACAAGTTCTTCTGTTTGTCTTACTGAAACGTAATCTATATCTGTTGACTTAATTCTTTGTGATCCATCTGAACCTGTGTGGGAGTGCGTTGAAATCACTACCCCATCTATCTTTGCATTATTTTCTACAGAAATATCTCCATTGATAACTCCACCATTTCTCAGTAAATATTGAGGGTGATGATTTTCTAGTAGATCATCTAAACTTGCATGACTTGATATTAAATCACTTTCGGTTCTATATGTTTGATGTGTTAAATCAAATATCCTTGCGTATTGATCATCCTTAACGGTTTTTATTATAACTGGCTTTGGTTGTCCCTTAGATGATAATTGATAAATGTAGTTTGCATATTTTCTTTTACTTACTACAAGTGAAAATAATTTTTCTACATTAAAGTTTATAACCTGACTTCTTTGTATCATGTCTGCAAGAATCATTCCAAAGTTTGCATTTATTACGTTGGTTGCGGAAAGCAATTCTTGCGTCATTACTGGTAGCTCTCTCGACATTGCCGTAGTATAATAATCTAGTTCCATTGAGGAAACTATTTGATTTTTAAAATCAATAGATTGAGATAAATATCTTTGATAGAAGATATCGCAATTATCAATATAATCCCTCTTTAAAGATTCTAATACATTTTTTGTTTCATCATGAAGTGCGTTTAGTTTAATTGAAAAAAACGCTTGGAATTCGACTGATTGCCTCTTTGTTGTTTTATCCAATTCGGAAGCTGGAATTTGATCTGGGGACGATATGATTGTCTGCCTAATGTACTGCGTGTGTTGTGACGCCATTTTGGCCCATGAGTCGAATTGTATTGCAATTTGCTTTTGTGAATCGTCTTCATAATCATCTCCAAACTTTAACAATAAAATGTCTTTTATATTTGATGCTTCATTTAACATGAAGGTTAATAGATCTCTCAAATCAAACAAATAAGCATTATATTTTAATAATTCAATCCATAATTTTTTATGTGATTCTTCTAGGGCAATATTTATAGAAGGATTTATATATATATTTGATAATAATTTTTCTAAAGTTGATTTAGTTTGACTTAAAAAATTATAAGTTTGTATTATTTGATTTCTACACCCTTCCAAAGGAATGAAATAATCTGGTCTAAGAGCATTTTCAAATTTTCCAGTAACAACTTTATTTATACTTAAGTCTATATATTTCTGTGGTGATTTTTGATCAAAGAAAGATACGTCAGCTTTTTCTGCTGAGTAAAAATCATTTGAACCATTTACGTTTTGTTGTATATTATTTATTGACATAAATTAACCTAAAATATTTTTCTTTTTAGTTTTGGTTTTCCAGCCATTCTTCCAATTCTAGAAGCCATCAACGCATCAGCCCTACCTACAGATGGAGTATGTTTTGGTTCTGCATCATCTTCAGAAGAAGATGGTTTTGGCATGTAAAACGTGTTTGAGAATGACTGAGTTTTAGTTGTATAGTTTGATCGCATTAATTCACCATAGTTTTGAGTGATAGCTAAAAGAGCCAACATCAATGCGTCGTGCGCGTGGTCCATTGCAGATCCACCTGCTTCAAAAACTGGTCTACCAGTTTGTGTAGTTCTAACCACAACGTAGGATATTAATTGTAAATATAACTCTTCATCTGTTTCTGAAAAAAGAATTTTTTCTTTTTCTAGATACTGCCTTAAGTTGTCAACCATAAATGGTTTCATTTCTTTTTTGACAGGAAGTTGAGTATAAGGATCTTTTACTTCTATTGTTTCAGCAAATGAAACACCTTTTACTCTTTCTCTTAATTTTGTATGAGGGTTTTCAACACCAGCTTTATGTAGTAGTTCTACCTGGACTTCACCAAAACCTCTGTCAACATAAATGTGTTTTGGCTGAAATATTTTATTGAGTTCCATAATTCTATCTACAGCTTTAGTTAAAGTGTATTCAGAACGAGGTATTTCTTCCCTGTAGCAAACTCTTGTTTTACCTCTAAATCTTTCGTCTTCATAAGTATCATTGCAGGCTTCAACAACAACGATGTTTGTGCCGGCACCATACTTATCCCAGTCAACACCTATTGTAAAGAATGATCTAGCAGATGTAACTTCTGCGTTGTACTTCCAGCCTGGATCAATAAATGCAATATCAACATACTTCCTTGGATATACGCCTTCAGAGTCTTCTCCCCAGTCAGCTTCAATTTCATGTCTATATCCTATTTCAGAATATTGTTCTCTAAATTCATCTTCTTGATCTTTACTAAAAAATGGGTTTACATAAGAAGGAAACCAAAATTCTTTAAATCTGTTGCTATTGCACCATTCCCAAAACTTCTCTCTTCTACCAGTTGGAGTAGATGCTCCTATCATAACTTTATCTGGTTGATCTTCAGCAGTCTTTTGAAGCATTGCATACAATGCGTCTAGGTCTCCAGAGTGCATGTAGTCCATTTCGTCCAATATAATAAGATGAGCTTCCTGACCACGAGCTACGTCTGACTTTCCTCCAGACCTCATTCCTGATGTAAAGAATCTAATAGTCGATCCATTAGAAAACTCCATCATAAATTGAGGGCTTGTTACTTTTCTTGTCATTGAGTTCATGACAATTTCATTCTTAGAAGCTATCCTAAGAATTTCCTGATAAATCAATTCCACTTGAGTTTTCATTGGAGCAACAACTAGACATCTACCATCTTTGTGCGTGTAGCTATAATGAAGGAGTTGTATTGCCAGTGTAAATGTTTTACCAAGACGACGACCAGCTCTTAATACTTTTCTCAACGAAGGATGTCTTAATATCAATATTTGATATGCTCTTGGTTCTGCTTTTAAGAAATGCTTTGCCCAAACAACAGGATCTTTTGCTATATGTATTTGCCTTTGTTGTTCCGCACTTACGCCTAAATCTAAAAGTTCTTTGTCTATCTCGAATGGTTCATCAATTAGATATGCCAATTCCTCATTAGTCATATCCCTTTCTAGGACAGGAAGACCACTATTCCAGTTGACATGTGAGAGCTTATTTCTAAAAACCCATTCAATTCTATTTACCTGTTTGTATATTTCTATATCTTGATTTTTTATTATCTCAAGTAAATCTTCTCTTGGAAGTTTTTTTAGTTGTTCTCTAAAAGCTTTTGTCTTGTCGTTCATGTTTTACCCAAAATGAGAAGCCATCATTGCAGCTTCTGATCCTAACACACTTCTTGCATTTAGTCTAGAATTTTGAATTGCCATAACACCTCTTGCTCTTGATGTTGCTGCAGCTTCAGTATCTTTATAACCCATTCCGAACATTGGTTTATTAATTGAACCTTGAAGAGATTTGTTTGCATCGCGGGCAAGATTAATTCCACTCTTAACTACTTCTCCCGCCATTTTTCCTAAGTCATATACAAATGATGCTGCTGCGACAAACTGTAAACCAGGTATTGCCATGGCAGCTGCTCTTGCTCCAAGAACCTTTGCTCCAGTCGAAGTTCCTAGTGTTTTTGCTATTCCCTTTGCACCTAGTGTTTTATATGCACCTTGGCTAAGGACTCTTTGCGCGGCTGCCTCTCCAGCATAGGAAACTCCGTCCTCTTCCAACTAATCCAGTTCCAAAAGATGTTGACAGATGTTGTACTGCCATTTTTGCTCCGGCCTCAGATGCGCCCATTAAACCAGCTGATTGAGAAAATCCTAAAGCACCTCTGAAATAACCGCCAAGATATTGTGTTCCCTTACCTCCCATAGAGGATGCAAGTAAGTTTCCAGCTACCCCTTTTGAGCCAGCTCCACCAGACTCAATCATTGACATTGCTGAATTATACATACTGGCTTTTTGAGTTGATGCTACGTAATTAGCTGCATCCATTCCACCTCTTGCGGCTGGGGTCATTGCCAGTGCCTGCGAATATGTTACTCCGGGTGTACCCTTTAATAGGCT